CCTCGCTTCAAGTCGGCGCCATTCGCCAACGATAAACTTCTTAATGCTCTTACTCTCATAGTTTTGTCTTAAATTGTTTTTATCTCAACTTCCTTCCCTCCTATCGGCCTACACCCTTCACCCCTCGGGATGGGGATGGCGGTTATTATCGCTAACCACCATCCCCGCACCCACCCGGCGTCAGGTTTAGGAGGCGGCTGTTTTCACAAGCGCAAAGCTACCCGGCAACCCAACCGCTAAAGCGTGTTCGTTCAACGCCCTAAAAGCGGTCTGGTAAGCGGCAAATACGTTCTTGCCGCCCACAGTCGCACTATCACTTCTCGCAATTTCAAGCGTTCCCTTATCGCCGTAGAACAATCCCCTCAAATTCCCAAACACCCCGAAAATCTTACTCGCTTGGCTCCCATCGCTCGTCGCAGGAAGGACGGGCGATGTAAACACCGGAAAATTCAAGATGAACCCCTGCGGCTTCAACCCACTCCCCAAATCACTCATCAAAGCGGGTGTCGGGTTCGTAATCAGGTAAGCTCCGGCGGTGTCCTTCAACTTCCTCAATGCCGCAAGCACGGTCTTATGGAAGAAGAATGCCGACCCGTCCAACTGGCTTTCCTCCAACTTCGCAATCAAGTCGTTCGCCTCATCCAAATCAAACTTCGCATAAGTGGTTTTCGTAGCGGCCATCGTCAATACCGTAATATCGGCATTATTCAGCAAACCCGCAAACGGCGCACCCGTCCCCGTAAATCCCTGCTTGTCAATCTGATACGCCAACCCTTCCGCAATCAATCCCACCAGCCAATCGGCGAGGTTTACGTTGCTGGACTTCAAAAGCGAGTTGTCAATCCTAAATAGCGTGCTCCACTTTCTCGTCCGCAACACCGCATTCCCGATATTCACAGTCGTTTCCGTTCCTTCTGCATCCTCGTTCAAATATTCTCCCTGCAATACCGACCCGGTGTAGCGAGGCACGGTAACCTCGTTTCCGGCAATCGGAATTTTCGTGGCAAACCTCGGCACAAGCCCTACGGTCTGCGCCACCCGGAAAATACCCGCATACACTTCCGGCGGGATTAAAATGCCACCAGTTTCCGGGGTTTCGCTAATCTGCGCCTTTGCTTTTACAAAAGCGTCCACCAAAATCTGTTTCTGCTCTCCAGTTAGGAACTCCCTGCCTTGCTCTCTCTCAACCCTAATCACCGCAACGGCTCTTTTCACCCTTTCGCTTACCATCGTATCCAACTCTTTCCCTAAATTCTTTTTCAATGCCTCGTCAACGGCAGTCCCCAACTTTTCCTCAATCAATTTCATTAGTTCTTCATTCATTGTAGTTATTATTTTTTATTTACCGACTTTTAGATACTTCTCCTTATTTTCCCTTAACTTATCATTTAACACAGTGCTTAATGTTTTTAGAAACTTTTGGTCGTCCTTAAACCATTCACCCATCTCTTTCGCCAAAAGCGCTGGTTCGTTCTTAATGTCAGCTTTTCCTTTTTCGCCACCTCCCCCGGCGGGTTCAGTAGCGGTAAGAAGCTCATCAAAAACACCAACAATTTTTCCTAATGCTCCCACCAATTCTCCTAATTGGTCTTTCGCCTCTTTAATTAAGGTTCGGTTCTTCTCACTCAACACCCTGCCGACCTTTTCACTATCATCAACTTTAGCACTTTTACCCTTCGGCACGCAAACCATCTCCCCATCCTCCCCCATCTCATATTCTCCCTCCTCACCCCCGTCAGTCGTGCAAGTAGCCCCAATCTTAGCAAAATCAACGCTTTTATGCTCGTCCACCCACGCCCTCGCCTTATCCACATCCCACTTTTCTTTATCAAACAAATACCTCTGCACCTCCACTCCTACCCCACATTTCCCGCCGCTAAATTCCCCTTTCTTGCATCCCACAGTCGCCTTAATCCCCTTACTCTCGCTAATGCTAATCGTCCTAAAACTTTCTCCGTCAAAATAATCTGGGTCTTGAACCCGGATGATTATGTATTCCCCTTCCGTTTCCGGTTCCGGCTTATTCGTAGTCTCCGCTTTCTCCTCAACCATAATTCCTTTAGTCACAAATTCCCGCACTCCATCCGCACCCAATAAACTCACCGCTCTTGGGTTCGCAGGCACAGGCACAAAACTCCACTCCAGTAATTCCGCTTCAGTAATAATCGTGTCGTTCTTTTCGTCCCGCTTCCAAGGAATAAAACCAACGCTCGCCGTCCTCAAAATTCCCACATCATATAACCGCCTAACCTGCTGGGCAAGCGGGTTCGCTTCCCCGGGCGCAAAAAACCCTTCCGCAAAATATCCATTTCCTTCTTTCTGTATCTTCTCGGTCACTCCCATCGGCAATCCGTAATAATCGTGCGCCCACAACACCACCGGGTTCATCAAATAATTCTCAAACTTCCAAGCGTCAGCCCTAATCACCTCCCCCTGCCTGTCCAAATCTTCGGTGGTAATCAAAATCTTAAACCGCCCGTATTTATCCTTATCCTCCTCGCTCACTCCCTTAATGTTTGCTAAAAACTTCTGCGCCTGTTCGCCTTTCAGCGCCTCTAAAATCTTCTTCATTTCCTCCTCCGTAAACAGTTTTCTCAAAACTTCATTCATACTTTTATTATAGCATATTATATCAACCTTTACGACCTTGGAAGTTCCGGCAACACCTCAATAAAGATGTCCGGAAACGTTATAATCTGTGCACTCGTAAACGTAATCTCAATCTCCGCATAATGCCTTCCCGCCACGTCAAAATCCCCCGCCTGCACCGTATACTTCACCTTCCCCAGTGTCGCCCCCCCATCCAGCGCCATTGTTCCCGTAAATTTCAAAGCGGTGTCGCCCTGCTTCTGCACTTTCAATTTAATGCTCGTACTATTCGTCAAATCAAAAGCGGTGCCGTCCGCATTTTGGAGTGTAAACTTCAAATCCCCCAACTTGTCATTCTGCACCACCTTAATTTCCGTAGGTTGCGCCGCCATACTATTTTTTCAGCTTTAATATAATCTCCCTTCCGGTGTCGTCCCTTTTTTCTATTATAGCACTTTTCGGGTTCTTCAATGCAAATCCCACGGCGTTCAGCAAGAGGGTAAAAGCCCCCCATAGTCCCCTCAAAATCACCTGCCCCGCAGGATACACCGAGGTCACTATTCCGCTCCAAATCACCCTCGGAATATAGGCAAAAAATTCCTCCGCTACGCTTATAACCTCATTCAACAGCTTGCTAATGCTTCTAACTATATTATCCGCAATTACCACGTTTTCCGCAAATATCTTAGCCACAATCTTACCCGCAAACCCGTCTATAATCGTCAAAACCTCCCCAAAAACTTTAATGGGTTGTTTTGCCACGCTATCCACAACGCTCATTATCTCCCCAAACATCCTGCCCACTCTTTTTGCCAAAACATCCGCAATAACCACCGCCTCCTCCAACGTCTTAGTAAACTGGACGGTCAATTTCACCGCAGTCACGCTGTCCACTATTGACACCACCTCGCCAAATACCTTTCCGGCTTGCCTCAAAACACTATCAATCACAATTACCGCTTCATTCAAAACTTTCTGCGCCCCCCTACTCACGCTATCAATAACCACAACCGCCTCCACAAATACTTTAGCGGTAATTTTCCCAATGCTATCCGTCAAAACTACCGCTTCATTCAGCACCCTTCCAAAAACATTATTCACCACATCCACAATCACCACCACTTCGTTTAACGCTTTTCCTCCCTGCTTTATAACGCTGTCGGCAATTATGATTGCCTCACTCAATAACTTTCCTCCCTGCTTTACCAAACCATCAACTACTATTACGCTTTCTCCAAAAATCTTCCCCACAATTTTAGCCGCCACACTATCTACCATCACCACGACCTCGTTAAAAGTTTTTTGCGCCTGTTTAAGCGCACTATCCACTATACTTACTACTTCGCTAAATATTCTTGCCCCGCTTTTTGAGACGCTATCCACCAACACAATAGTTTCATTCAACGCCTTCTGACCCTGTCTTATTAAACTATCTGCAATCACAATCACCTCCATAAAAACCCTGCCAAAAATGGTATTTATGGTATCCACAATTACCACCGCTTCACCTAAAGCCTTCCCCGTTTGACGAATTAAGGTATCGGCAATCACTACGGCTTCGCTAAATATTTTAATCCCCTGTTTCAATACAGTATCGGCAATTACCACCACTTCATTAAAAATCCTAATCACGTCCCTCTTTACGCTATCCGCAATCACTATAACTTCTTCCAACGCTTTTTGAGGTTGCTTTAACAAACTATCAACCAAAACCACCACATCGCTTAAAACCCTCCCTCCGTTTTTCACTATGCTATCCGCAATTATTATTGCCTCCTCTTTTATAATCGCCACTATCTTTACGCTCACGCTATCCACTAAAACCACCGTCTCATTAAGGGTCTTTTGCGCCTGCTTCAATGCGGTATCTACCACCACAATTACTTCATTAAAGGTTCTTATGGCATCCCGTTTCACGCTATCCACAATCGTTATAATCTCATTCAAAACCTTTTGGGGCTGCCCAACCAAAACATCTACTATTACAACGGTCTCGCTCAATACTTTTCCAAAAAGGTTTACAATCGTATCAACAATTATAATCGCTTCTGTCAATATCTTCTGTGGCTGTTTCAAAATCGTATCCATTAAAATCACCGCCTCGCTCAATGCCCTATTCACGCTCTTGACAACGCTATCCGCAATCACTATAACTTCTTCCTTAATAATTGCGGTAATCTTCGCCGCTATACTATCCACAACCAAAATCGCTTCGCTCAAATTTTTCTGCCCCTGTTTAATCACGCTATCAACCAATAAAATTGTCTCCGCCAATATCCTCTGCGGCGACTTTGCCACGCTATCCACAATCAAAGCCGCCTCCGACAGTGCTTTCCCCGTTTGCATAACTCTCAAATCAACCAAAACTATCGCCTCCAAATTCTCTCTCGTAAAATTACTCCCAGCAGGCGGCGTAAAATCCACAAAAATTCCGCACTCATACATAGTCACATCCTGCCCTCCGGTGCTCGTTTTATCTTCTCCAACCTGCAAACTATCAATGGAAGTTTTAGTCCACGCCCCGCCGCTTACCGGCCTCGTATTATATGCCTTGCTGTCCAAAAATTTACCCGTAGGTTGAGAAGCCATCCAAGTAAACTGCGAGCTTTCTTTTCCCACTCCGTTTACGGTGCTTGCGCTTCCTGCGGTTGCCCTTTCAAACAAACTCCAAAAGGTCACCGCATTTATCACATCACTTGCGCCAATCGGCGTGCTATCTTCCACATTAAACATCTCTTTCGCTGCGCTGGTGCCAGCGTGTCTGATATAATTCGTTTCATTCGGCGGTTCCTCATCAACCCTATTCCACCTATTCGTCCCGCTCCCGCCCAGCGTATCCCAAGCATTAGCATCCCCCAACGCATTCGGTTTCAATAAAATCCCATTACTGCTCCCGTGATAAGCGTCATCCCTCACCACAAAATCATCAAAATAAAAAGTTATAGGTTGGCTATCCGCATTTGTAATCCCTCCCAAATTATAGTGGGTGATATTATTGCTCCCCGTATTCAATCCCGTCCCCGTCTGCACATTCCCCCCATCCACCTTCATCTCCAACTCTCCAACAGTTGCGCTTATCACCAATTTCATCTCCACCCTATACCATACCCCCGGCGACACACTCACATTATTCCCAATCTGCACCGGAGTAGCAGGCACCACATTCCACAACTCCAAATGCCCGGTCGTTGCGCTATCCTGCTTAAACCTAATCTCCGCAATATTCCCCAGCCCAGCATCCTCGGTCACTAAAATCTTATACTCATTCGGAAATCCGCTTCCGCCGTTATCCGCCCACCTAAACATAAACTTCACATATCCGGTAGATACGTTCGCAAAATTCCCCCTATGCACATTGGCGTAATCAAACGCCCCAAAATGAGCGTTAGCGTTCGCCGCCATATCCGCCCTAAAACTCCTATCTCCGCTATTCTTTACGGTCGTTTCCGAATTAAAAGTCCCCACAAACGCATTATCAAGCTCCCTCTTATCCCCCGTTTCAAATCCGCAAGCGAAATGAACAGCCATAATATTTTAATATTTACCTTTATCCACTATCTCATATCCCTTCGCCTCATAACTTTTAATCAAAGTATTCAAACCCTGCTGGCTGTCAATTTTCCCGGTCTCCAAAACAAATCCATTTTCATCCAAAACGGTATATCGCCACTCGCTCCCGCTAGCTTTTTTATAAATAAATTTTTTCCCCATATCCTTAAAGCGAAAATAGGGGCGACAAAACCCCTATTTTCAAACTATTTCATTGGGTTTCTCTAATTCAACTCATTAGTCAACATCAAATTTCCAAGTCACCTGCAAACTGTCTCCACTCACCACGTTAATTGCGCTAAATACCTGTCTCGCCAACAGCACCCCAGCCGACACCGCATTAAACGCTCCACTCTCGGTCACCGCAAAGCTGGCTGTAAAATTAAAGGTCAAAACCAACTGCGCCGTGTCATTGGTAACGTCCGTAGTCACCCGGCTCGCCGTAGCCGCCGCCCTTGCACCTCCGCCAGTCGTAATCTCATTCCCCAAAGCGGTATCACCAGCAGCAGCCGCAGTCGTTCCCGTCCCGATAGCGATAAAGGTAAACGCCGCTTCTCCCCCCGCTCCGTTAATCCGGCTCGCCACCCCAGCCTTCCCAGCATCCACTACCAAATTGCTCAACCTAAAATTATTCGCCCAAAATCCAAACAGCAACGGAACCTTCGGCGCAAGCGGACTCATCCATCCCTTTCTAATCAGCCACAGCATTAAAGCGTTCGGCTGCCAAATCGGTTTCACATTCCCTTTTTTATCTCTCAAAACAAAATCTATATTCTGCTTCAATTGGAACCTTCCCTTAACAAGTTTTTTAATTAGTGTGTTCATTCTATTTCAGCGCCGACAAGCTCGTTAATCGTCTCATCGGCTTTTTTATTTACTTCTTCGGCCTTTTTTGTTTCTGCCCCAATCTTCAAGTCCAAATCATAAGCTTCGCAAATATTCTTAATATCTCTTTTAATATCCTCGCTGGTAGCGTCCAGTGGATATCCCAACTTCCTCACGCTTAACACCTCATCGTTCTCGTTCACAATCTCCACCTCCACATCTAAAAATCCCACATTCGTTTCCCGCAATACATCCTTATTTACGCTTTTTATTTTTCCCTTCACCATATTTTGTAACTTAGTTTAGCCGACTTTCCGACCTTTTAAGTATAGCACAATCGTTATTCGCCGCCAATCTTCTCCGGCCTCACATAGCATCTGCAACGGGGGTGTAATGCGCCTCCCCACACATCATCATAATCCAATTGTAGCACACCACCCTCTCCTCCCCTAACCAATGCTCCCTTCTTAAAAAACGGGTCATCCACGCTAATCTCCCTTCCGTTCATCGGTGCGCAAAACTGGCATACCCGCTCATCTTCCGCAGTATACCACCTTACCGTCTCTACCACCCCGCTTTCCTTCATTCCCTCCCTAATCGCCAAATTCGCCACCCTAAACGTCTCTGTATCCGCCACCATCTCCGCCCTGCCATCGCCCACGCTCCCCGCTATCTCCTCCTTCAGCTTTTCCCCAATATCCCTAATCCCTAACCCCTCCTCAATCCCCCTGCTAATCACGCTTCGTATACTCTCAATACTCGTTGCGCTATAACTGTCCCCCAAATTCTGCAATTTCTCCGCCAACAACTTCCTCAACCTATCCGTCATCTTAAACGGCTCGCTAATCCCCAAACTATCCAAACTCGCCTGCGCCTCCTTTTCAAACAATTCAAACATTACCGGCCTGCTCACATCAATCACCAACTCCACCAATCCTTCGCCTTCGCCGCTCAACAAGTCCTTCGTGGTAATCCGACTCAATACTCTATTCTCGCTAATCAGGGTATCCAAATTCTCCTTCACTTCTTTCCACAGCTTTCCGTTCACTCCCTTTATCTTACTCTCCATCAGCTTCGTATACTTGCTCACCCTATTCACAAATGCTTTATGCCTCAACCCCTCCAAATCCAACCCGTCAATAACCTTCTTCACGCCATCCACAATATCCTGTTTCGTTTTATCCAATACTTCCCTCCTAAACATATAATTCTTTTTCAGCATTCTCTTACCCATCGCTACCGGCCTCCCGCCCTTCCCCTTCTCGGCTTTTTTCACCTCGCCCAACGCCTGCAAAGCGAAATTATAAAACACCACATCCCCGCCCTCTACTGGTTCCAATCCCTGCCCTTCTCTTACCTCATTCACCGTCATATATGGCGACGTCCCCAACCCAGCCGCAATCTTCTTTAATTCCAACTCTATATCTTCCGGCACGGGGCTTACAAAATCCAAAAACAAATCCTCCCCGTATCTCGGCACCAAAAATTCATTCAAACTGTCTACCAGCTTTTCCATCCTCGGCTTAATCGTCCTCAACGCATACACGAAATTCGTGGCCTCCGCATTCGCCCTGTTCACCTCATCCGTAATCCCCAACCTTGTTCTCGGCACGCCGAACGCACTCAAAATCTTATTTTGAAATCTCTCGTCCAAAGTTCCGAAATCCATATCTTTCATATCACCCGCCAATTTCACCACCTCCAATCCCGCAGGTATCACCCCTATATTATGGGCGTTCGCAACCCCTTTATGTTCCTCTTTCCACTCCTCTTTTTTTCTCGTTACGTTAGCCGCTTGCGCCGGAAACTTGCTTTGCAACGCAAATTGCGGCACCGCATTATTCTTAAAAAACGCCCTATTCCAATCCGTAGCGTTTATCTCCGCTTCAATCCATTCATACGCACCCTCCACGACGCTATACCCCTTCCTCGGATTAAACGGGTCGGTGTCCTTAAAATAAATCACACTCTCCGTCTCCAAATTTTTCTTAATCGCAACATTCTCCCCGCCTTCGCTATACGCCCAGCCCACAATCATCCCGTCGTTGTCATACTTCGGTATCATTCCGTTCGGCATCAGCGGCAAAATCCTTTCTTTCCCTTTTTCCTTATTCAATTCCCAATATGCCTCTCCGAAAATATCCAAATGCTTGCTCCACAATTCCACTACATCCTTCTTCGTCATATTCTCATTCATCCCGTACAGCAAATCCAGCAATTCGTGGCTCTTTAATTCCTCCTCCACGTCTCCTTCGGCGCTCAAACGATACAGCTTGAACTCAATCGTTCCCACATCCTGCGCCCTCGCATTGACGCACGAAAACACCCATCCCCTATACAAATCCCTCAAATACGTTGCGCTCAATTTCCTTCTCCCCAAACTAAATCCGATAGTCGGCAAGCTAATCAAATTCACCCACTCCGCCTTCCCCGTAGGCACAAAAAACTTTCTATTCGCCCACCACCTTTTTACTGCTTCAAACATATTTCCTTTTCGTTTTAGCCAACGGCCTTTTAATTATTATAGCATACATCCTCTTACAACCCCAGCGCACTTCTCGGAATATAAGTAATCTCCTGCTTCTGCAATCCCCACCTACTCACTCCCAATAATAATATCACCAAAGCGTCCATTAAATCATCGTGGGCTTCCACCCCAAATCCCGTCAGTTGGATAATCAAATCTTCCGCTCCCTCCCTCGGAAACAACACCTGCCCGTTCGCTATTAAATTGCTCACGCTAAACAACCTCGCCCGTTTATCCTTCCCGCCCGGTTTAATCCCCATCGCAGGCAACAACCTTCTCCCCATCTCCTCAATGGCGGCCTTCTGATACGCCACCTCCTCCACAAACAGTTGCGTAGCCGTCCCGTCCCCCAACCCAACGCTAATACTCCCCGCCGTGTCAATCGTTTCGTGAAACCCCAGCCGCTCATTTACCATATTCGGCAAAATATAAATCTTAAAACTATCGTCATTCATCATATACACCTTTGCGCTCACCATCGCCGTATAATCAGCGTCCTCCTTCTTGCTAATCGCCAAATCAATCCCCGTTGCGATATACACCAATTCCCCTTCCGCCTTATCCCCATCCTCAATCGGTAATCTGTCCCAATACTTAATCCAGCCGTCTTTAATCACCTGCCCCTCCTCCGGCACCATCTTTAACATATACTCTCTCTGCCACGTCCTCACATCCGCCACTTTCCTTTTTTCTTTTTCAATTTCTTTCTCATCCCTAAATTTCCCCGGCCACAAAATCTCGCCGCCCTTCAAAATCGGGTATTCCCTTATCACGCCATCCCTTACCCCATTCAAAACTTCCCTCATAATTCTCGCCATCAACCCGTCCGAATGCAGCAAATTTCCCACTAAAACATATTTTGTTTTTCCCTTCGCTCCTGCAGGTATCACCACGCTCGTCCACCATCTATACACTTTATCTCTTTGCTCCTTATTCCTCACCATCTCATCGTTCTCAATATCATCCCCCACAATCAAATCCGGCCTAAACTGCTTATGCCTTACTCCTCTAATCGGTTGTCCCGTGCTTCTCGCCATAATCCGACAATCATATCTCGGCACCAAAATGCTCCGCTTCGTCCATTCATCGCTCGCTCTCTCCATTCCCGCAATCGTCTTTTCCTCAATTTTCACATCAAATGCCCCCCAATCTTTTATCAGCTTCTCGTTCATTTCCAGTTCGCTCTTAATATTCTCAATATGCAACTTAATCTGCTCAAAAGTATCCCCCAGCAACAAAATCAAATGCGCTTTCCCCGTAATCATCGCCCATATCGGCAACGCCAATACCGCCCACACGCTCTTAGCGCTTTCCCTAAATCCCAGAATCTCCACAAACTTATTCTCCCAATCAGCCAAAACCTGCGCCATATCTCTATGCATAGGCGCCATCGGATACTCAATATACTTCTCAAAATAGGTCGCAAAAAACCAATAAAAACTTTCCCGTGTTATCTGTTTCCTAAAACTCACGTCCCTCAAAATCCTTTCTATAATTTCCTCCTCCCTATTTTGCAACCCCAACCTCGCTTTTTGTATGGTCGTCTGCTCCATAAATTTTTTCCGGCAACGCCAAAATTAGCGCCGCCTCTGCCAACCTCCTTCCTTCCTCGTCAAGCGGCTTCACATCCTCCATCCCCACCCCAATCTTCAACTTGCCCAGCTTCCTTTCAAAAATCCCGGCATCAAACATTCTTTCAAAAATCTCCACATCGGCCTTTATAATCGCTTTTGCCGCTCCAATCTTGTCGCTGTCCCTCGCCATCGGGTCAGTCATCACTCCCCACAAATGCCGCTTCACTTCCTTCATTTCATTCATAAACATCCCTATTACCCTATTCACCCGCCATTGCTCCATTCTCCCTTCCCTTCTCCTTAACTTATCCACAATCCTTCCCACATAATGCCTATCCAATTTCAATCCCTTTGCTCCAAGCATTTCAGTAATTTTCACCACGCTCAAATCAGGGTCTTTCACCAATACCCTCCTCACCCTTACCAAGTGTTCATACTGTTTATCGTCCGAATATTTCATATCCCCTTCTAAGTTGGCGCTTATTGGCTGTTGTTCTTTTCAAAAACCAATATTGGCTCTTCCTTAAATTTCCTTTTAATTCCCGGCATTTTGCTCATCTCCATACGCCTTTTCCCGATAAACTCCAATCCACACCCCATTCCGGCCTTTAATGCCTCCTCCTCCAAATTATAAACATCTTTTCCAATCTTTACATCAGCGATATTTACCGCCAACTTTCCTCCCGCCTTTACCTTTTTTGCCGCTATCCTCATCATCGGTTCCAAAAATCCTTCAATCCACGCCCTAAACGCAGGATACCGCCTATAGCTTTGGTTTTCGTCCAAACTATATAATTCCTTCTTAAAATACGGTGGGCTGGTAAAAGCGAAATCAAAATATCCATCTTCCAAATCCCCGTCGCAATCCTCAAACGGCTTATTCAACAAACTTATTCGTCCCTCGCATTTCAAAAAGTCCTTAATCTTTATCAACCCTTCAAATGCCTCTTTGCTTGGGTCTATTCCGCAATAAAAATAGTTCCTCTTGCTCGCCATACATCCAACCAACCTTCCCCCAAATCCAGCGCTCATATCCAATATATTCCCTCCGTCAATTGGGCAAAACTCCTCATATATCGCCTTCGCCACCGCAGGCATAAAATTCCCCAAACCCTGCGTTCCGCCCACCATCCTTCCTAATTCAAAAAATTCGCTCACTCCGATATTCACCCTCCTCGCCAGCTTAATAACCTTATGGAATACCCGCCTTAACTGCTTCTCGTCCCGAAAACTTTCCAACACGGTCTTCCTCTCGCTCACCCTTAACCCAAACCTGAAATTCATAAAATAATTAGCCACACTCACCCCCGTATTGCTTTTCAAAATCCAATCTCTCACCACCAACTTCTTTCCATTCAACGCCCTTAAATGCGCCCAGTCATTCTTCACTCGCTCCACGCTCGGCCTATAATCGTTCAGCAATTCCCCATCCTTCATTCCCCTCATTTGCGCCAACGCAAATCCAAACGCCTCATCTTCGCCGTTAAAATAACCCACCTTTCCCGCTAAATTTACCCTAATCATAATATTCCTTCTTCATCTCCATCGTCGTCCTCATCCTCATACAATTCCCAATTATCCCTCGCCCATAAAATAAAATTCGTCAATGCCAACGTCATTTTGCCCCTTTCCTTACTCTCTCCTTTCGGCCACTCCTGCTCAATGTAGTCCGGCAACATCCCTTTTAGCGTGTTAAAAACTTTATTCTCCATTGCCTGTTATGTCTTTAATAAAACTTTGCAGGCCGCCCTTTTCCTCAATAATCTTTTTCAGTTTCTCGTATGTTTCCGCCTCAATCTCGCCAGTTAAATCCCCAATCCTTACCCAACTATTTATCGTCCCCAATGCGTAATCCTCAAATTCGTCATCTTGGTAGTCCTCAAAAAAAATATTCTTCTCAATATCCACTTCGCTAAACCCCACATCCTTCAACATATCCTCGTCAAACTGCTTCAACAGTTCCCAGTCCCAATCGCCCAAATTCTTATTCAGTCGCAAATTCAATTCTTTTTCTTTCGCTTCATCCGGTATATTCACATATACCACGGGTACCGTTTCCATCCCCAAATCCTTCGCAACCTTCAATCTAAAATGTCCTCCAATCACAATATTCCGCCTATTCTCTGCGGAATTTACCAGTATCGGGTCTACCATCCCAAATCGCTTCACGCTCTCCGTCAAATCCCTCACGGCGTCCTCGCTCCACTTTCTCGGATTATAAGGGGCTGGGTTTAATTCGCTTATTTTTACCTCCGTAATCTCCTTTGCCATAATCTTTTTGGAGGCGGGAGGTTATCCTCTCCCGCTTAAAAATTCAATTTCACGCTCGCTCGCTCTTTCTCCTTCCCGCCAACCACTCGCACCAAACTCCTAATGGCATTCGCTACTTCTCCTTTCCTCCCAATCACCGCACCCCTATCCTTCTCCCCCACATCCACCACATACAAAGTTCCCCGCTCATCAACCTTCCGCTCCACCCGCACGGCGTCCGGCTCGTCCACAATTCCCCTTATTACTGCTTCAATGTATTCTTTAACCATAATTTTATGCCCTAAATTGGATGCTGTAAGTGTTATTCTTCGCCTCAAAATTCCTCACAAACTTTTTCCATTCGCCTAGCACTTCCCAAAACGGCGTCTTGCTGTTTACCACAATATCAATAAATGCGCTGGCACTCTCTTGGTTAGTCACCTCGTTCTGGAAAATGTAACTCCGAAAATTCACATATCCGCTCCCCATCACAATCTTTATATCCAACCCGTCCTCCAGCTTCACAGAAAACACCTGCTTTACATCCTCTCTTAAATTCCCAGCTAATTCCTCCACCAATGCCTTAATGTAATCGGCGCTTAACAGAGCTTCTTTATTGCCCACGTTAAATACCTTCCCCATCAAATGCACGGCTTGGTCGTTAAATGTAGCCATAATCTCAATATATCTTATTTTATCCTATTCCAACATACCGGCCATTCGTTGTTTTTATCCACCTCTTTATCCTCAATCATACGCATTCCTATCTGCTTTTGCAATTCACAGTCAAATATCTTCGTCATCAGCCAATCATCGCCCACCTTCTCCCCGAAAAATCCGTACTTCAACCCATACCTCTTAAAGGTGGTCGGCTTAAATTGTAGGCACCCAAAACTCGCAGTCCCATCCCTATCCACCCAGTTTATCGCCTTCTCATCTCCCCGGCTTTCGCACACCTCCAACCCATCAACCAGCTCCCTTACTTTTGTGGGTGCGTATCTCACAATCTCCGTCCCCAACCCGTCTCTCTCCACATACACTCCGTTATCCGCTCTTTTGGTAAATACCCACAACCCTCCACCGAGAAGCGCCATTAGGACTAATCCCAACAGTGCCTTTTTAGTTCCACTCATAGCTAATTGCTATTGGCGACTACTCCGGCAGCTACCAGCACCTTTTTTGGTGTTTTCGCTAAGTCAGCTAAACCGCCGAGCGCAAACGTTCCAATCACCGCTTCGTGTATGGCGAAATCCGCCACACCGAACGCTCCCAAAATCAAACCCACAATCAAATTAAATGCGGGTATCAATGCCCTCAACACAGGGTAGCTATCTTTCGCCACCAAATACTTATACAGGTATACTGCGACAAAGTATACTGACAACACAATTATCTGTTCCGGCGTTATTGTCATTTTTTAATTTATCTTCCTAATTCCGACCTTTCATAATCTCCTTTCCATTATAGCATATTTACTCGTAGCTGTATTTCACTATCAACCGCCCGAATTTAACCATAATTTCCTTCTCCTCTTGCGTCATACGGCTAAAATCAGGCGGCCTATGCATTCTCCCGGCAATCTCCGGCGGTAATTCAAAAATCACTATAACCTTCCCGCCCAGCTTCATCTTCGCAACGCTAAACGGTATAAATCCTCCCGCCTCCGCTATTGGGTTTGGAATTTTCCCGGTCTCTTTTTGAGGAAACAAATCATCCAGCGTCATTTTTCCTCTTTCCTCCTCAATCTTCTTATCCGCCTTCTCAAAAATTTCTTTCATCTTCCCCGCCAGCGCATTCACCAGCGAATTTCTAAACGGCTCGCTGTCCAGCATTTTCGCCAGCATTTCCGCCGCCTGCTCCGGCGACAACTCAACTTTTTTCTTTTTTCCTCGCTTGGTTTCTCCCATAAATTTTATGCCCATTCTAAATCTTCGGGGCTTGTAGCTTCGGAAGTCGTGCCAGTTCTAATCCTTACCTGTGGTTTTAGTTGTGTATGGTAGCGGACGAAAATAAATTCTTCGTTAAAGCTGGTGATATATCCGTATTCCTCTTTATCTCCGCCCCTTGATACATACTTCACCATACGGGGTTCGCTAGCGTCCATAAACCACTTCGGCTTAATTTCTAATTGCTTAATCATTTTCTTTTACAATCTCCGCAAGTTTTTTCGCCCTTTTTCTTGCTCCGCTTCTGGCGGTGGCACTTCTCGCAAGTAAATTTCTCCTTTTTATTACTGCTCATATTTTCTGCGGCGGCAATTTCCCTATGTCAAATAACTTATAATGCGCCCCCTTCACGTCGGGGTGGAACATTACCTTTAATCCTTTCGCCCTCGCCTTTCCGCAAAAATTCACATCCTCTCCCATAATCCACTTCCCATCCTTATCCCTTAAAAATTCAAAATATGGGTAATCTAATGCGTCAAACACCCTCTTATAAATCAAAGTCAAGCTCATTCCCACTCCCTTCACCTCAACTGGCTTTTTCGGCGCATCCACCATAAACTCATCCCTATCCAATCTCAAAGCGTTTATAAAAACTCCTTTATTCCGGTCTATAAATTGACACCTTCCGCCTACAATATCTCCCTTCACCTTAAATAATTCCCACACGTTATTTCCCGGCACCACATCGCTATCCACAAACAGCAAAGCGTCCGCCCCGCTTTCCAAAAAACTTTTCGCAATACTATTCCTCGCAAGTTCTACGGGCTGCACATTGTTTATAAAATTCAAACTTACGCTGTGACCTTCCGGCACCTGCGCTGGAAATCCAACCGCCCAATGCACCAAAAAGGCGTGCACCCAATCCATACTCGGTATCGCTACAAAAATTCTCATTTTATTATCAACCCCAATCCTCTCGGGGTATTAAAATAAACCTTTGCGCCTGCCGTTATCCTTCCCCAAAATTCATTCATCCCTTTATGCTGTGGGGCAATATCGTGTATCGCCACCACGCCATACTCCCTCATTATACCCCACACCAATTCCAATTCCTCCTCTCTCGTATCTATCCCGCTATCCAAAAAAATCATATCTACGCTTCTATTCGCTTTCGCCAATTCCTTAATCAAATCCCTCCCAGTTTTGTTATGCACCACCACCCGCTCAATCTTTTCCGCCGCTAATCTCTCGGTCGTTATAGTCGCCTTATCAATATACGGGTCGCAGGTGTGTAGCGTCCCAAATCCGTTTTTCATTAACGCTTTCCCAATCTCGGCGGTAGCGTCCCCCAAATAGCACCCCGTCTCCACCACCAATTCCGGCTTCAATAAATTCACCAACCCGCCCAAAAATTCACATACCTCAACCTCCGAGGCGTAAAAGTCCCTCGCCCTCCATAATCCTATCTTCTCAATCCCTATAAGGGGGTTTTTATTCCCCGTTATTTCGCTTTCGGGCAACATATTACAAATCAGGGTTAATCCAGCATTCCCTATTCTGCTCCAACACCAATTTATTTCTTTTAAGCGTAGCCATATAAGTCGCAAAACTCCCGCTCCCGCTATTCAATCCCACCGCCAATCCCAACTGCGCCCTCGTAAATTTCTTATGCGGGTTCTCCGCCAAAAACTTAAATATCTTCGCCGCACCCGTATAACTTTTCCCTGCGCCCCGCTTCGCTAAAATAGCGAACGTCTTGGTGGCGGCGTTAATCGGTATCTGCACGTTCCCTAAATTAAGTTTATCCATTTTATTCCTTTTTTATCTCGGTTTTTACTTCCTCACGCTTTCTTCCGAAAATATCATCCAACTTTTTAGCGGTATCCTCGTCAGCACTCCTAAATTCACCCGCATACTTTACGATAATCCCTTCCAGCACTCCCAACAACTGCTCCCTTACATATAATCTTTTCTGCTCATAACTAAAAACTGCTCCTTCCTCTAATTCGCTCATCACCTCAAACATCATTCCTTTATATGCCTCCTTATCCTTAAACCAGCCCCTCCATTTCACCCAGCACCACATCACCCCATCCTTCTCCCTCTTATCCCTCACCTCATATAAATCCTTCACATCCACCTCGCCAATCGGCAGTTCGTCCCCTTTATTTAATTCTTTGGCTTCTTTGTTCATTTCTCTTTTGGTTTTTGGCTTTATTCCTTCCGACCCTTTATACTTCCCTATTCTAAACCAATAAATTTTCATCGCTTCCGCCCCCTCAAACTTGCTCGGTATCATTTCAAATTCGCCGTCTTTCTCCTTCTGCTTCAACCACTTCGCAAAACTTTTTCTTAATCTCGGCAATTCAATCCCCACATCATCCTCAAAATCCTCCCACCACACATATATCCTGCTCACTCCCTCTCTTAATGCGCTATCCAACAGTTTTACGTTTATCCCCGCCCAATAAAATCCGTTGTGGTAAAAAGGTTTTTTGAGGTTAAATATCCGCCAAAACTTATATCCATCGCCGCTGTTAATCTCCTCAATCTCCAAACCCCAAAATTTTCTTTTTGGAAATCCGTAGGTTTTCATAATTTATACAGCGGCGACAACTCGTTTCTTTTTTTCAATTCCAACACTTCGCTCCACCTCTCCTTCAAATACGCTTCAACCTCCTCCCTATACCTCTTTACCCTCCCAAACATCCTCATCACTCTCACCAAATCCCTGCTGGTATAAAACATCTCAAACCGCCCCGTCGCCAATATATTCCCCCACTCATCTATCTTCGTCTCCGCCCAATTCAATCTCATCTCACCCGGCAATTTATTATACTTCGCATACACCAATAAGGCGTAGAAATCCAACTGCTCGCTTTCGTCCACCATTCTTTTCGTCCATTCCTTCCCCGTCTTATCCTCGCCCACCTTCAATCCGTTCTCGTCAAAACTATCCAACCTCCCCAGCAGTTTAATCCCGCCCATCACCGCCTCAATTTCAAATTCCCTTTTAGGATAGCTCGGAAGCATAATACGGGCGAACTCCAGCCCCATATCTTCCTCAATCCCACACCCTTTCTCTCTCGCTTCGCTAAACACCTTCCCGAAAACTACCCGCTCCTCGTTAAATCCGTTCTCTCCTAACACATACACATTCCACCATCTTTCTTTCCCAATATTCCAGCAATTCAACTGGCTCCAGCTTACATAATCCCTCGGCAATACAATCTTAAAGGAGTGTGCCGCTTTTTGCTTTTTGCTCTTGTTCATTTATTTTTTTATCAATTAACTCCGTTAATTCGGCCTTTTGTTTTTCCCCAAATGTAGAGGCAATAATCTTCTCTTTCCATTGCCTCAAAATATCCACGCTCTCCTGCGTCCCAATCATCGCCTTCGTCTTATCAAACGCCGCCTCCTTGCTCATCCCTTTTTCCTTCGGTTTCCCATCCTCCAATTTCCCCACCCGCTCCAACTCTTTCCAATATACATCCAGCGCAATCCCAAACAAGCTGGCGCATTTTTTCAGCGCATCGCTCGCCGCCGCTTTCAGCGTGTCCCCAATCGGAATTTCAGGGTATCTGTCGTGGTTTCCATACTGCCCCTTCGTAATGCTAAACCCCTTCTTGTGGTCTTTAATCGTCAATTCTCCATACACCGCCACGCTCTTATCCAAAAGAGTTTCCCGCAATACTTGAAAATTCCAATTCACCGCTCCAAAAATCTCGTTCAATCTCGCTATCACATATCCCACCTCAACATAATCCGCTTCCTTCTTCCCCCTCACCACCCGCCGCTTTATAAACTCCTTCGGCGTAGCCACAAATATCTTCTGCTTTTGCTCCGGCGCCAAGTCCAGCTGGCTCAACACCAACGCCCTACTCTCAACCTTTTTTATTTTCTTAATCTTTTTCTTTGCCATAATCTTTTTATTATTCTCCGGTTGCCCGACCCGCAACCGTTTTTACTTCCCTAACCTCAATTCCGGCTATCGCTACTCCGGCCAATGCGACCCTTCTAATTCTCACCATATCCGGCACCAAATACTCTCTCGGTATCTCCTTCTCATTGACGATAAACACTTCCCTCCGAATTACAAATGTCGCCTTTCCCACCTTGCTCTCAATCGTTTTATCCACTTTCTTTTCCTCTAATGCCTCAACTTTCTTTGCGCCCGTCTCAAATTTCATCGTTCCCTTATCCACCTTATCGGCAATTTTCGCTTCCTGCGCCAACCTTTCCTTCTCCTCTTTATTGCTAAATTCAATCATCGCTTTTTTAATCTTCCCCTCCGCCTCAACCAGCTTATTCTCATAAGGCGCAAAAAAAGCACGAGCGTTCGCCAATGCTTCATTCAACGGCCTCACAATACTCCCTTTCGCTTCTACAATCTTTTTCTGCGCCGCCTTAATAATCCCCAAAAAGTCGGTCGCCTTCTCTAACCCGTCTTTGTCGGCAATCTTAATTTCCTCGCTCCGGCGCACCACCAATCTAACTTCTTTTTCTATTTCCTCCCTTATTTCAGGAGAAATCGCAATTTTGTTTTCCATAATCTTTTTAATTGTTTATCTTAACCTTTTTATCTTATCACATCCTCATATAACTATAAGCAAGTTATCCACAGCCCTATTTCTTCACACGTCCCTTCCAAAATTCCTTCAAAAACCTATCCACATTCTCTCTCGGAATGTAATATCTCTTTCCTTTGCCTTTCCCCAAAACCCTCGGCTTGAAAACGTGCTTATATCTTTTTACAAAATCCCTTAACGCCGGATAGCTTTTAGGCAACGGTTTCGGCAACAGCTTTCCTATATCTTTTAATTTAATCAGTTCTCCGTTCATATCTTTATTTTACCTTACTTTAATCGCCCTTTATCTTACCCTATCATATTACATCCCCAAGCGTCAAACTACAACTTATCCACAAACAGCCCAACTACCGGCCTATACAGCACCTTCACCGCCTCCGTCATCAAATCGCCCCCACAATACCCCAATCCGTGCGTCCTCTCGTATTCCACGCACCCCATCATCAACACCAGCCATAAGGCGAAAAACACCACATACCCAACCACAAACCACCCTAAAACTATCCCAATTTTTTTAACCATAATCTTATTTTATCTTTATTCGGCCTTTAACTCCAACCCCAGTATCTCATAGCATTTCGCTATCTCCCCGCTATCCCCGTATTTCAAGCTCTCAACCCTCCCGATACATTCCTCAAATTTCTTCTCGTTCCAATCCTCAATCAATGCTCCCAAAAACGACAGCACCAACAATCCAATCAGCACAAAACCGACTATCCATTGCCACTTTTTCATTTTACAAATCCATTACCCATAATTCTCCGACCTTTCTAAATCCGCCCACCACTATATCAAATTTTGGGCTTCCTTCCTCCTGTTCAACCAACTCTACTTCGCTGCTCAATAGGTGTTTCCTTGCTTCACGTAGCGCTCCGTCAAGATTATCCACCTCGGTAGTGTATGACCTTTTCCCCCGTCCCACATTAACCAATCTTATCTTCATTTTAATTTTAGGTTTAGCTTATATTCCTTAATCGCCCTTTCAAGTCGCCACTTATAATCCTTATCTCTCTCAAACAATTCACTAATCTCTAAGTCGTCGGCGCAATCCATACACACCCCGCTATAATCGTGCCTTATTGTTTTCCCACATTTCTTACAGGGTATTCCCTGCACAATTCCTAAACTTTTCATAATCTTAATTCTTAACTTATTTTCGTCCCTTTGTTTGGTTCACGTTAAAGTAATTCACCAGTCCGCCATACAACGCTTCCACCTCCTGCGGCGTTCTCGTCCCCGCCAAATACATCTGCGCCTCTTGGTCGTTCGTGATGTAATACGCCTCGGTCAATGCGCTCACCAAATGCCCATATACAGTCACCCCAAATCCTCCTTTCAAATATCCTTCATCCGGCAACCCCAGCCCCGCAATCAAACTGTCGTGTAATGCGGTAGCCAACAGCACATCTTGTTTCTCGTTATAAATCACCAGCGTCCCGTCGTGGCTCGGGTCGCTATTCCCGTTATGGTGGACGGACACAATCACATCGCATTTCCTCCCCGCCAACGCTTGGCACTTGCTCACCGCAATATCAATCCTTTCCTTCCTGCTGCTAATCGTCTCATCTCCCTCACGGGTCAAAACCACCAACGCCCCATCCGCCTCCAACCTGCTCTTTAACGCCAACACCACATTCAAATTCACATCCTTCTCCGCCACTCCATAGGCGGTATTTACTGCGCCCGTTTCCGTCCCTCCGTGTCCGGCATCCAGCGCAATCAGCTTTCCGGTTACGGAGGTAGCCGCTGCTACTTGGCTGGCTAAAGCCAGCCCGATTAAACCAACCAATAATTTTTTCATTGTTTTGTTTTTTAATTTTTTTCTTCTTCAACTGATACGACCCTAAATCCCTTCTTCCAAATAAACTCAACCCACTCCTCTGCCTTCACCCTATCGGTAAATCTCGCATTCTGCTCCCCTCCCGAACCGTCTATCCACTTAACCACCCATATTTTCTCCATTTTGGTTTTGAGGCGCACCCAACGCCTTCTCGTAATACCGCACCTTTCTCAACCATTTCGCATATAGCGTCCTCGCTCTTTTCATTCTCGTCTCCGCCTTCGCCAAATTTATTCTCGCCAATTCATACCGCCTCGTTTTCACATCAATCATTTTCTTCGCTATCACCTTCTCCCCAATCGGGTATCGCTCATCGCTAATAGCCGCCTTAATCCAATCAATATACCATTCCTCAATCGTGTCTCCGCTTTTCTTATGTCTCACTCCCAAGCAATGCCCCAATTCGTGGATAAAGGTTTCCGCTACGGACTGGCTAAACTCCAAACTATGCTTCCCGTATTTTCTTTCCTTCTCAATCACCCTCGGCAACTTCATCGCCACAAAAGTAGAATGGTAGTAGGCGTATCCACCAATCCACCATCCGCCTCTGTTATATCTTACCTTCACATTCACGCCCCTCCCAATCTCCCAACGCTTTCCTTCGTCCCTTCTTACCCTCGCCGCACACAGCGCAAATATCTTCCGCAAATTCTTCGTCTCATATTTAGTTGTATTCTCAACCTTCATAATCTTATTGCTCTTATCCTAATCTCTTTTATTCGCCGACCTTTGTTTTCTTTCCTAAACTTCCTCACCACCTTCCCAATAGCAGAACTCAAATTGCCTTCCGCTATTTCCCCATCCCTATTCGGCCATTCCTTCGGGTAGGGGTCGTCCCACGACAATCTCACTAAATATTTATTCATACATTTTACCTTAATCTTAACGACCTTTTAATCTTATCTATGTAGATGATACACCCGTTTTTAACTCCTGTCAAGAACACACAAGTCCTTACATCATCCATTTTACCCCAAAAACCCAATGAAACAACCGAGTTATCCACAGCTACTGCCCAAACATCCTCTCCACATCTTTAATCCCATACGCCACCGCATAAACCCCTCCCGCTTCCTCAAATCCTTTCCCCCATTCTCTCTGCGCTTCGGTTGCTTCATTCCCCTCCACCTTACATTCAATTCCGTAAATCCTCCCGTCCTTCACGGCAAAAACATCAGGGCTCCCCACATCCCCAAATTTATAAAAATGGCTTCCCCTCGTAAACCCTCCCGTATTATTCCGCCAGCAAAATATCCGCTTCACCCTCAAATACTCCAACACGCTCCATACTACATCCTTCTCTTTTAATTTCTGCCCCATAATCACTTTTTACTCACCCGCTCTTTCTCGCAAAAATAGCAGGGCTTATTTTTATTCCTTTGGTTGTGCTTCTTACAAACCCTTATCCGGTGTTTTTTCATATCATTATGGTATAATCATTCTAGCCCTCTAACAACCCCGCAGGACTTCCGCAAAGCCCTTCCCGCAACAGGAAGGCATAAGGAGAAGCAACAACCCATCAGCGCACCTAAGCTGGCGCACATCCTCACGGATGATAAACGGGGTTTCGTTGCTTCTCCTTTTCTTTTTCATCTCATTCTTCTTTCCTCCGCCGCCGCTTCCTCCTGTAAATTACTCCTTTCCTCCGGCGACAATCCGAAATTCTTAAATAGTCCTTTTTTCATATCCGATAATTTTTTTAATACTTCCTTCCTTTTTATTTCGTTTTCAAAATCAGGCAGTATCCGGTAATACAATTTCGCCAAACTCAATCTCCCCTCTCTCCAATAATAAAAATATTGCTTATTGTGTTGTTCCCACGCCCACATAATCGCCCGTCTTATAAACTCCACATCCGGCCATTTCTTCCTAATCATTTTAGGATATTTATTTCTATCCAATCCTTTATCTCTTGGGTTCTCCCCGGTGGTTTCCTTATAGGCCAAAAAGAAGTTATTAACCCAGTTTTGAGGTTCGCTCCCTAACGGAGTTATATTCTTTGTACTATTCTCCTCTGTATTATTATGCGGTGCCTTTCCACCCCTACCCGTCAGTTCTTTTCCACCCCGACCGTCGGGGTGTTTCCGCCCCCACCCCCCGTTCACCACCCTAATTACCCGCCTATCCAAATTATCCGCCTCCTTATTCAATTCCACTACAATCCTCCCTTTCTTTTTCAGGTTTATAATCACCCGCTTCGCTCTATCCGCACTCACATTAAAAAAAGCACCAAAATATTCGTTGGTGGCAAAACACCCATCCTCGTTATCCAAGCTATCTATCTCAACCAAAAAAACCTTTTCCTGTAAACTTAAATTTTCGTCCAACCAAATTTCTTTCGGTATCCAAACTCCCTTAAACGCCCTTTTCACTTTATCTATTCCTTTTTCCTTAATCATTTTTTGATGGTATCAAACCAACCATCTGGGTAAAGTGGATAACCTGTTAATTATCCACACCTCTTATATGAAACTTATGGACTTCCAACCCGTTATATGTTATGATAACCCAAAGCAAAAATGCCTCCCAGCTTTTTCTACCCCCGTATATCCAAACACAGGTCGGGGGTCTTTTTTTGCCTAAAACAGCCCTATTCAGCCCCTCCGCCGTCCTCTCCGGCTCCTTTCTCACCCCTTTCCCCCCCGGCCTCGCCTGCCTCAATTTTAGCCACTTTATCGCCTAATCCAGCGGCTTCCTCATCCGTAAGCTCAATCTCCTCCCCGGCGTTGGCTCGCTTCTCTCCCACCTCCACGTCCTCTAACGCTTTATATTTCGCCATACCAGTAAAACTCTTTTGGTTAATGCCGACCTTTCACCCTTACTTAAAGGTTTCGTTTAATTTTAATCTCGTTGGCTCATCCACCATCCCGTTCGCCGCCAATCCGTTCATCTTTTGAAATCTCTCAACGGCCTTAGCGGTTATCCCGTAATAATTCCCGGTCGGCTCCTGCGCCAAAGGAAATAAGTAGCCATCCCCGTCTTTCAAATATCCCAAACACCTCTGCAACTGCGCCACATCAAATCCCTTATTCCCAGTTTTTAGTGTTCTTGTAAAAACATATTTAGGCAATTCCGTCAATCCAGCGTTCAGCATTTCCAAATTGCTCAAATCCTCAAAATAACTTGCCCACGTCATCCGGCTTACCCACTCCTCGGTCACAATCCTTCTCCCGTTTATGCCCCTATTCGTCCCCCAGCTATCTTCAATCACCAATGCCTTCTTTCCGTTATGCAAAGTCCTATCCACCGCCACAACGGAATGGTGGTAGCTTAATTTACTCGCAGGGTTCAACAGCGGCACTTCCCTATCCCATTCGTCGTAATCCCACCTAAAAAACAAATTCACTCCCTTTCCGGTATCCAAAATCTGCGCTATGGCGTCAAAATTAAACGGCACGGCAAACCACGCTTTCGCCCTAAACACTTTTCCAATCACTTCAAAACTCTTTTTCCTGTCACTGTCATTATTCATAGCCACCTCATCCAAATTATCCGAGGGCATTAAACTTTTCAGCGTAATCCCAGCTTTCCTCACAATCTCGTTAGCGTCCTGCCCCCACATCCCCGCACTCGGCTTATTGCTTCTTCTCGCATAAACATCTCTCGCCGACAATTCCATAAATAGCCCTTCTTCCAAAAAATTCAAAATCCCAGCTTCTTTCGCTTTGCTTTGCGCCACGCACGAACCACTCCCATCTTGATTGAAAATAGGATACTTCCGCCACTCGTTCTCCGGCTTCTCTCTCCATTCAGGCACCCCAAAAGCTAACACCTCCTCGGCTCTAAAATCCTTCGCTTTCGCTTCCGGCGCCCTCGGGTCATCAACCGCTCCCGTCCCTAATGGCCTTTTTCTAAACCAGTTAAACATTTTGGTCTTTTAATAGTTCTACATTATCCTTAAATTCTTTCGCTTCCCCAACACTCAACTCAACAATCATCCCTATCTTAACCCATTCAGCGGCTCTCGGCCAGTAAAACGGTTTCAAAACTTTATACTTCTTTTCCATAATAGTATTCTACTTCACTTTTATAATCCATAAAACCTCATAATACGGCGGCCTGTTTTCGTGGGCGGTATCGCTTCCGGTAGTGCTTACGTTATGCGCCCCCCCCTGCCCGCCAGAATAGGCATAAGCGTTTCCGCTTCCCGGCGCCCCAGCGCCACAGTCATTCGGCGAACTATGCGTGTGAGCCGCCAATTCCGCAATAGTCAAAACGTGGGTATCTTCGCCGCCCGTTGCGCCGCTTCTTGTGCTGCCCCTCAAAAATCTTTTCGTTCCCGCACTCGCTCCGTTCAAATTCGGTATAACCACGCCGTTATACGGGCTTCCTGTATCGCTCAACGTCTGTCCATTGCATTCCGCCCAATTCTCTGGCAATCTTGGCGTTTTCCATACAAAGTAGGTTTTACTGGTAGCGAGGAAAATATCTGCGCTCAAACTCAACTGCGTCTGGCTATCAACAGCAGTCACATAGGCAAAAGTCCCATCGGTATTATTCTCCACAATCTCCCCAATCTTTACCCCGTCTGTTTGGAAAGTAGCAGCACTATTTATCAGCTTATTTGCGCTAGTGCTGGTATTCGTCCCCGTGCTTCTCTGTGCGAAAGTTTTAAGCCACGATACAATCGCCCCGATAGGCATTAAACCCCCACTCCACACCAACCCCCTGCTATCCCTGCTCACATATCCATTCGTTGCGTCATCGTCATTCTTAATGCTGGTTGCCGTACTTCTCAAAAAAACCTCGCAAATTACAAACCTGCTCGTCGGGTAATCCGGCACGCTTGGAGAAGCAGCCGATACTCCCTGTATAATTTCCAGAGTCCCGTCTAACTTCAAACTCAATAAATCAATTCTGTTGTTGCTCGCAGGTGCGGTAAAAGCAGGCGAATTTCCGCCAGCCCACTTCACCACCGTCCCGTCAATATGCGCTATCCCATCTTCCACAAACAACGTCATATCTGGCGTTGCCTGCTCTCTCGCCCACAAATTCGTAATACCCGTCCTATTCAAGTTGGCGGCGGTCAATTCGGTGGTCTGCGCTTTGTATCTTTTTGGAACGGGCATATTTTTAGCTAATGGTTACCTCCCCATCAATCGTCAAACTATTAGAGGCGGTCACAGTCACATTTATCGCAACCCTATTAAACAACACCCCGCTATTGCTCGTTGCAGTCCCATTTATAAAAGTCCCAAATTCTCTCCACGTCCCCGTCGCTTCGCCTGCCGCCCAAAAAGCGGTAATAGTAATTTTATTGGTGCTAAAACTCAAACTGCTAATCACCTTTCTTGTGCTTGCGGTAGGCGTAATCAATCCCGTATCTCCGTTGGCAGGGGCTTGCGTGCTTGTCCCTAATTCTTGGTGAGTAATCTTAATCTCGGTTACGGTGGATATGTTTGCGCTAATCGCCTTCGCTATCTGCTGTCGTCCCACAGTCGGCACCAAATTATGGGTGCTAAACACGCCCACCTCTCTCCCAATCAATGCGCTCAACACCCCGCCCTTAAAACTATCCGGCAACCAAAAAGGTATTTTCCTTGCAATCTCCAGTTCCCGCTCATTCAGGTTCGCACCCTTCGCATTATAAAAACTCCACCTATTCCCTTTTATTCCCAATGCTTCCTTAAACATATTTTTATTATACTAAATTTTAAGTGACCTTTATACCAGCGTCCGTCAATGGCTGCCTATTCCTATCGTTCCCATCCACAGGATAAGCTTCTCCCGCAACCCATATCGGCACCACATCTACCCCAAAAGGATTAACCCTGTCATTCAGCGCAAGCGTAGCTACCTCGCTAAAAGTAGGCGTAGCGCTCGGGTGAGCCACCACGCTCCATTCCGCCTCGCTCAAAGTAATCAATTCGTTATACCCCAAAATAACGTCAATAATCTCATTCTGGTCTATCTCTATGTTTTGGTTAATATTATCAATCAAAAGTTTCCCCAAAATATCCACGCTTCCCACAATCTCGCTCGCCACAATAGTCACATCATACTCATACTTCATATTTCCCAGTCCGTCATTCGGGCTAAATATGCTTCTCTTAATTTTCTGTATCTTAAACTTTTGGTTGCTCACTCCGAAAGTCGGCAGGTTTATCGTAATCTCCTGCCCCACCGCCAACCCGTCCTTATAGGTTCTAAAGCTCCCGTTCGTCGCCTTCTCCGCATATTTCCTCAATTCCGCACTCGCTTTTTGGCTTGCCTCATCCTTACTCTTAATATTGTTATCCACTATCCTAAATTCAAAAGTTCCATATTTCGCAATGCTCTGCTCATCGCTCTTATACACAATCACGGGCAATTCGTAATCTCCGTATATCCTCACAAAATTTCCGTTTGCTGGCTTGTTGTTTTCCCTAAACACAATCGCTGGCCGGTTCGGGTCATATAAAATATCAAAACTATTCGGGTCGTCCACTCCAAACTGCCCTTCGGTCAATGATGTCCAGTTGCTTCCTCCATCCGTGCTTTTTTCAACCGCAAAATTCACATTCGGCGTAAATTTATGCCCCAAAGGAAAAGCGGCTTGCTGTCCATCCGCCACATACTTTTCCGCATTATCGGCGCTTAAACTAAATCTCTGTATCCCTCCTCTCACATAAATAGCATTTTTTACCTGCGTCAAATCGCTCTTAACCTCAAAACTCCCCACCACAAAATCATCCGGCGCAGTTTCTCCCAAACCAAACGGCGCAGGACTTCCGCTGCTCGGAAAGAATTTAATATCTTTGTCGTAATCCACATACCAATCCCAGCCAAATAAATCCGCAACTCTTTGTATCGCTTTGCTCACATAGTCATAATTAAATTTAATATCCTTTATATTCCCCGCTCCTGTCTGCACCCCGGTCACAGTAAATCCGGTCGTATAGGTGCTTATAATATCCGCAATCACCACATCCGCCGCTTGGTTGGTGTAAGTCTTAGTAACCAATTTCCTATCCAAATCCACAATGTAATCCTTACAACTCACCTCCACCGCCTCAATCTTCCCGCTACTCAACCTGTCTTTAATTTCAATAATCCTTCCCGCAAATATTTTAGTCACACCCGCAGGTTCAGTAACAATAACCTCGTCGTTAATCCCCGGCTTATAGGTCTGATTGGGGCTGTGATATTTCAAACTAAACAGGCAAATATCCGGTTCTTTTGTCAAGTTGTATTCAATATTAAAATCCCTCCAATTCACCAAACTGGTTTTATCCGCTCCGGCTATGGTTATTCTAATCATAGTTAAATCTTAAAAAATATTTTTACTATTCTCCACCACATAAATCCGGGTATCCATTTTGGCTTCGGCCTTACTGTTTTCATAATCGCTTCCCGCTCCGCTATCGCTAATCTCGTCAAATCCTTTCTATACATCCTCCTCACTTTTTTCCAGTATTTTTCACTCATATCTTAAAAGCTCCTGCTCGGAATACGCATTACTTTTCTTAATCTGTCAATAATCTTATCGCCAATCTCCACCGCCACCCTCTCGCTCAAAAATACGCTCCCCCTCATATCTATCATCACCCCCCCCACGCCAGCGCCAGCCAGCCCCCT